CGCTACTGCAGCAGCTGTGGCGGGTCTTACAGCGGAAAATGCTGCCCCAATTCTCGCCTCACAGGTATCTGCACTCCAGACACTGTACGAGCGACCATACGATATCCCGGAGGATGCGTGGAACGCTTGCAGCAACAAGGAGCGCGAAGACCTGGTGAAGCTCGACCACAAGGAACGACTCAGCAAATGCCCGCGAGGAACGAATCCGCAGTTGTGGAGTTCTCTCAGCGACGAGCAAAAATTGCTGGCGACACAACGCCCGCCACAGGCATCACAAATCGAGATCCCAACGGATTGCCCTCTTCCACAGACGGCAAAGTTTTGGGCAACCTTGAACGATGCAGCAAAGGCGGAGATCGTTCGGAAAGCCGAGCGCGACACCAAGAGGAAGGAGAACAAGAAGGGCGGAAGGAAAACTCAAGCAATTCCAACTGCTCAGCCGACGGTAGCGTTACCACAGATGCCCTTGGTGGCATTGGCGACGCCCCCCAGCAACGGCCAACCAGTGAAGCAGGAGTCTGCGAAATCTGGCAACGGCAATGTGCTGAGTGCAGAGCAAAAAGCGGAAAAATTTGGTCGTGCCTGCAAGGACTATTATGCGACGAATCAGTGCAAGTGCAACGAAGTGTTGTGCGTGAAGTACAGGAGCAAACATTGGCCCGTCAACAGCAAATGCAAATGCCCACGCTGCAGATTGGTGCAATCACTCCACTCGACGCCACCCTCGTCCTTGCCGGTCGCCACAGTTGCGGCGCAAGCATCGACACCCTCTGTGGCAGCTCCAGCTTTGCCTGTGGCTGCTGCCCCTTCACGCCAGTAGTTACGGCCACATGGCCCTTCTACGCGCGTATGAAGCGCGAGCAAAATCCGGATGTGATCAAGGAGATTGGTCTGCCGGACATGGAGGAGTATTCTTTTCCTGAGTTGGATGCGAAGTACGAGAAGTTGTCTTTTTTGGTTCAAACACGGCGTTCGTTCAATGACCGCAAGAATCCGTTAACTCCCCACGTCGAGAGACGTGTGCAACAGCACTTGGAGGAGCAGTACACTTCTGCGCGGTGGAACGTCCCCGCGGAGCCCTTTTCCCCTGCTCGGATTGAGGAGTATTTGCGAAACAAACTCAATCTCGAGTCCAATCCTGGTTACCCCCTTAACCGCGAGTTTCCGACGAATAAAGAAGTGATTGAAAAATGTGGCGTTCCGCAAATCATAGTGGCCGTCACGAAATACATCGCTGACCTTTTGTCGGGCTCGAATTGTTTTCCCGTTCGCTTGTTTATTAAGCGCGAAGCGCACAAGCGGGCAAAAATTGTTGCCGGACGGCGACGACTAATATGGTCGGTTGCGTTGTTCGATCAGATCATTGACGGTTTAATGTTCGATCCATCGTTGGATGCTGAAATTGAGCATTGCCGCCAGATCCCCGCCAAACCTGGATTATCAGAGTTCAAC